CCCGAGAAAGAACTTGGCGTTAGCCAGCCGGTCACCCTCCGCCAGCACGAGGTGCGGCCCATACGACTCTAACCACGCTATCACCTTCGGCTGGACGTCCAGTGCCAGCGCGTCCGTGCCCGGGAATTCCTCGCGGAAAGCGCCGATGTAACTCACGCCGTTGTCGAACCGCGCCCATGCGAACGGCTCGGTGGTGGTCTCTGGCTCGGCCTGCCCGATGAGGGCCGTCACGAGGGTGCTCTTGCCGACCCCCGGCTCGCCGTAGATATAGAGCATGTGCTTGCTCATGGTTTGACCCCTTCTGCTAGCGGGTAGTACGGTGCGGAGAATATGTCCGCTTGAAGCTCTGTGCTGATCTTGATACGCGGCGCTGCTCGCGTCACGATCTGGATGGCATGCTCTGGCGTCACCCGCAGGGCATCTTTCACGAGCCGGGCGCATAGCCATGCACTCCGGTTGCGGCCCGCCTCGCAGTGGACCAGCAGGACGTGACCCTGCCGCATCAGGTCGCCAAGGAACCGAACCATGGCGTGCCCGCCGCTGGGTGCGACGTTGGTGGCCATATGCCAGTTCAGGTAGATACGGTCGTTGTGCTTGGTGCCCGGGCGGTTGTCGGCCATGTCGCTGTCGACTGGCCGCCATAGGTTGACCACCACGTTGACCCCGAGGTCGTCCAACATGGCCTTCTTCTGGCCGTACGGCCATGTGAGGAAGTTGGCCCGCTGATAGAGCTTGCCGGGGATGACTTCGGCTACCCCGTTCCGGCGCTTCTCGGTCGGGTTCACGAGAACGTCCCCTCCTGCCGGAACACGGACCACTTGATCCGCGTCACCGTCTTGCCCTCTTTGTTCTTGGTCAGGCGCACAAGCCCGGGCACGATGGCCTCCCATTTGCGCAGCAGAACATCGCCTGCTCGCTCGTCTGCACCCGCTTCGTAGTCTTGGCCGCAGCCGCCTCCTCTCCACCCCATGGTCGTCGTGTGGAACACGAACTGCGGGAGCTTGATGGTCCGGAACCCCGCCCGCAGGATTTGCAGGGTCATGTCGGTGTCCTCATGGAGGAACGGCCAGTAAGTGACCGGCATAGCGGTGCGCATCAGGATGGCGTAGCCCACGCGCTTGTTGGGGATGGCGCTGTCCTCGGGCCAGCCGTATTGCCGGGTCATGCCGGTGGCTGCGCCGATGCGCGGGTCGTTGGTCAGGTCTTCGATGGCGGCCAGCCAGTCAGGCCATGGCAGGAACGTGTACGGCGCCATGAAATGCTCGCGTGTGCGGGGGTCATCCAAGTCGTCGTCCAGCATCCAGAACCGCTCGGCGCCGCTGGCTCGCGCATGTTCTAGGATGAACTGCCGGGTAGGCCCGATGCCGTGCGCTGCCGTGCCGATGACGGTAGCCGTGGGGAAGGCGACCCTGTAGGCACCGACCTCCTCTTGCGGGACCACCACCATGGGCTGCATGCCCTGCTCTAGCGTCTCTTTGATGGTGGGCGCGTCCAGCCACCGCTTGCGGCTGGGGATATACAGCGGGCTAGTCATCTGCCGGGGCCTCCCTGACGCACACCTGACAGCGCAAGCCGCCCGGCGTGCGCCGTAACTCGGTATCGTGGGTGAGTGGCCCGTAGGCCATGACCTTGTCGCAGTAGGCGATCTGGTCCTTTGGGTCGAGCTTGCCGAGGTTGTCGGGGTCGATGCGGTGCCACACCCGGTCCTTGTCGGGCATCCACCATTGCTCTGTCATCGCGGTGTCCCTTCCGGGTACGTGTAGAGGGTGTCGGTCCAGTTGGTGCCCTTGTCGCGCAGCCAACGGGATAGGTCGTGGCGCAGCCCGGACCACTTGCCAGTGACCTCGCCCAGCGCCGCGTGCGGGATGACGGCCTTGCGGGCTTCCCAGATCTCTGTGTGGTAGCCACGCTCGGCCCAATACTGACCCTTGGGGCCGTTCAGGTAGTCGAGCTCTTGGTCGATGGTGCGGGCTGGATACTGGTGGTGGTCCTCGTAGGCTTCCCTGTACTCGCAGAGCATGGCTGCCAGCACGTAGTGGCCGACCAGCGGCAGGTGCGTTTGGACTCGCTCTAGCAAGTCCTCCCCCAGCAAGTCGGCCACCTTGGCGTCCTTGTCTACCAGCAGTTGCCGCTCCCATTCTGGGTACAACAGGCTCAGGCAGCGCACCGGGGACTCACCCCCGATGCTACGAATGTCGTACAGCTCGGCTTTGGCCCCGGCGTAGCGCCGCATGAACTCCACGACCCTGATGGTGATGTAGCGCCCGAAGTTGTGCACCCCCTCACCGGCCCGCTTGCCGCGCAGGCTCCAGTACCACGCGTCGTATGCCTCGTGGTCGTTGGCCATGCTCTGCCAGAACAGCAGCCGCTCGTAATGGCCCGCCAGCATCCAGTCCCGGTAGGACAGCAGGCATTTGGCCATGCTCTCTGGGGTGCGCACCATGCGCCGCTCTGTGCGGACGTGGAAGCCCTGCCAGTGCTTCGCCACCCATGCCACCAGCCCATCCGGGTCGGCCTTGGCGCGTGGCCATGGCCACTCCCTCCAGATGGCCTCGCTGGTGAGCACGCTGTAGGGTGCCGCGTACACGCCAGCCCGCCAGTAGAGTTCGGCCAGTGGCTCGCCTTGGCTCATGTGCCCGGCGATGGTCATGTGTGGGCTTGGCTCACCCACGGCTTGCTTGTAGGTGATGAACTCCACGAACTTCTCGTGGTGCCATTCGGCAGGGTGGTCGCTGGGCACACTGGCCCATGCCCTACTCGCCATCGGGTGGGGGTGTCTTGGCCAAGGCGGTCACCGGGTCTGGCCTGATGTTCTGGTTGGCGAAGGCGCGCTCGGCTGCGGCCTCGTTGGGGGACCGGTCGTCCTTGTAGATACGTTCGAGGTAGTCACGCAACTCCCTTCTGTGGGCGGTGGCCCATACGTAGCCGTGGCTCGGGCCGACCCCGCGATGATGCCCCGGGCACAGCAGGACGTGGTCGCGAGCCATTTGGTGGCGACCACCTACAGCCGCTAGGCGAATGTAGTCGGCCTCCAACTGGTCGATGGGATTGGGGTATGGCAGCCGGTTGGCGTGCTTGTCGTAGCACGGGCCTGATTTGGGGTCGATGCGGGGCGCCTGACACTCGCCGTTGTCCCGCTTGACCACCTCGTCACGCCAAGGGAGGTCGTGTATTGCCATCACTGCTGCCCGACCCATCGCCTGAAACGCTCCATCAGGCTGGGGCACCGGGCGGTCCACGATATGAGGTCGGCCTGCGCCAGCGTCAGCAGGATATCCCTGTGGGCTGGATCGTTCGGGTCCACGATCACCCCGATCTGCTCCATGTCCTCCACGTACTGGTCTACGAGCTTATGCCGGGGAGGCTTGTCGTATTTGCTGGTCATTTGCGTACGCTCTCGTAGTGGCGGCAGCGGCACGGCGATGCGAACGCCACGCTGCACGCGGTCTTTGTCCACCGGACACCCTTGTGCATCACCTGAGCAGCGACGCTGGCGCCTTTGTGGTTGGCCTTCTCGTGGCCACAGTCCCTACATATGGGGGCTTCGCTAGGCACGATTTTTTACCCTTTCTGCTGGTGCGTCATATAAACGAACGTGCATGTATCTAGAGCTGCTTCTTCGCCTTGATGCGGTAGAGGCCGTTCCACCCGGGGCCAGCCGACGCCTTGGCGCCGCTGCTCGATGTGCCCATGACGAACTTGCTAGGCGACATATGGCCTACCGGGTTCGCCATGGACACCTGCGACCGGACCGACGTGACGGCGCCACCTCTGGCCGCCACCGCGCCCTCCAACTCGTAGTCACGTCCCACCATCCGGCGCTCGGCCCGTGGTAGGTGGGCGTCCCGTGGGTCTGGGTACACTCCGTGAACCTTCATCTGGTGCGTCTACCTCGTAGTCTTGGATGGCCGCCGCCCGCCCGAGGCACTGGCGCAGCATCTCTGGTGCGCGGCATGCCTCTAGGCACTCGGACACTGGCTTCTCCAGCATTTGGATGGAACACCAAACGCTAGAGCGGGAAGTCGTTGTCTTGCGCTTCGGGTCCATCAGTAGGCTCCTGTCGCAACGGTGACACTTCGGTGTTGGTGGGTGGTTGGGAGTCTGCGGTGTGGTCGCTGCCCCGGAACGGCAGGCCGCACTCGATGCAGCGTTCTTCTTGACCCCGGTCCTGCACGAATGGGTGCTCGCCGATGGTGGGCTCTGATGGCTTGGCCTCGCCGACGTGCTGCACCGCGTAGCGGATGGCCATGATGATGGTATCGGTGACACCCTTGACGCCCCATTCCTTTTGCAAGGACTGGATCCACATGGTCACTTCCCGGTAGTCGCTGTCGGTCAGGAGCAGCGGCATCTCGTGCAACTTGGCACCGGGGAGCTTGTCGGCCTGCTCGGCCTTCTGCTCGCCTGTGGGGCGGTCCTCCGCGGCCTCGCCGCTGCCAGAGTCGGGCAGTTGGGCGATGGGGCGGAACTCCTCCCGCAAGTCCTCTAGTTCGCTGATCTCGAACAGCGTGTCCAGGATGCCCGGGCCTTCGGCCAACTGCTCCAAGCCAGCCAGCAACTTGTCCCTCTTGTACGACGATAGGTCGCTGGCGCGGTTGTCTGCGAACAGGTATTCCAACGCCTCGTCGTTGGACATGTCCTGCCGTACAGCCGCGATGTGTTCCCAGCCAAGCAGCGCAGCGGCTTCGTGGGTGCCGTTCCTCTTGACGATGAAGTTGGTGGAGTCCTGCACGATGATGGGGCTGCGCTGGCCATGTGTGGTCAGCGATTGGGCGATCTTCTCGATGCGATGCTGCCGGGCGTTGTCGGGGTGGTAGGCAACGCTGTCGATCGGGACGATGAACGCTGCCAGTTCGGGCGCCACTTTCGCGACGTAACCCATTTCCTCGGACATTAGCTTCTCCTGTCGTGGTTGGTGGGGGTCGGGGCACGCCCGATCCTTTGCATGGGCGACCAGCCGTGCTAGGCAGGACGCTCAACGGGCGCACCCGGTGTTGTCAGCGGCTAACCATAGGCGGCCTCCGGTTGGACAATGTATGCAACCTCCCTTGTCACCAGTAGGTGGAAACGTTTCCACCCATCAAACGAAAGAGTAAGTACTAACTATGAATGAAGGTATTTATACCTTCGTTAGATGGGTGGAAACACTTGTCCGGGCCGGGATGCCGACGCCAGCCTGTAGGCTCCAGCCTTTCGGGGTGCGGTTGAGGATGCCAGCCTTGCACCACTTGGCAAGGTCTCTGGAGATCGTACCCGGTGGGATGCCCAGCCTGCGCCCACGTTCCCGCACACCCAAGTCTGGGTAGAGGGCTACGTGGCCGAGGATGTGGTGCTGCTGTGGCGTGAGCAGCCAAGGGCGGTCGCCCCTGTTTGTCTTGAGGCTGACGGGTGTGCCATAGTGGGAAAGGCGCCTGTGCAAGCGGGTGTTCATCTAAGGTAGTCCTCGGCTCTCAGCGGGGCTAGGATGGTCGGGAAAATACCGGCGTTGCTCCTCGTGGGCCACGCCGGTTTTCCTTTGTGGGCCGTCTACCGTGCCATAGCAACGGGGCTCATGCAAGTGGGCGGCAGCAACTCTGTTCAGGCTTCCGTAGACGGTCCCTGCGGACTGGCTGGGGCCGAAGTGGTAGTTGCTTCCAGTTTGGGTTGGTCGGCCTGCCCTTGGCCCGTTTCTGGCGTCTGGACAGCCCGCATGGCGATGGCCCGCAGGTCGGCCATGCCGTCTTTCACTGCCACCACCGTGTGTTGGATGGCGTCGGCTTGCGCGTCGGCCATGAGCAGTGCCCCGGTGGCCTCTTGGGGGAGCCGCTTGGCCAGCCTGCGGATGCTGGTCTTGCGAGCCATCTCCCCGTAACTGGTGAGCCAAGGTCCGGTGAGCTGGCCCGCGTTGTTTCTGGGGCCGTAGGTGTCCCGGATCTGGTCGACCTCGGCTACGTCCAGCACGTCGATCAGGTATTTGCCGCTGGGCATCAGCGCCCATGCGTAGACATGACTGAAGTTGCCACGGTCGGTGAGGGCCGGGACGTGGTCGATGTTGGGGTCGGTGCCCAGCCGGTAGTTGAAGTGGTCGTTCTCCATCACGATCTGAGTGTCGACGTCAAGCACCTTGCCGCTGTTGCGGATGCGCTTGAGGTAGCCGCCGTACTCGGGCATGAACGTGCACTTGCTGCCGCGCTTGATCAGGCTGCCATCGGTGGTGCCGGGCTCTAGGCCCATGGTCGCGGCGGTCTTGATGCTGTCGATGATGGAGAGTGGCGTGCAGCTTTGCAGAATGTCGCTCTCGCTGGCCAGCAGCCCGAACACCACCGCCAAGTAGCGGTCCTGCTCGGCGCGCGTCGGGAACATCATCTTCAACGCCCGCGCCTCGGCGCCACCGTCTGCCCGGAACGAGGCCGTGACCGCTTGGTAGGTCACCATGGCGGTGGATGGTGCGGGCTGGCGAGCGCCCACGTTGCTGGCCACTGGCGCGTTGTCTAGCTTGCCCATGTCAGGCCTCCTTCTGGGGTGTGAACGTGAACCGGCGAGTGCCCGGCTTGACCTTGGTATGCTCCCGTTCGATGCTTTCGAATACCTCCTCGTCGCACACGGCCTTGTCTATCATCTCGGCTTGGTGGCTCTTTGCGATGGCGCGCCAGTCGACGTAGTGGCGCTCATTGGTGGTCCGCCACGCTACTTGTCCGTACGGGGTCAGGTAGCCAAGGTGTTCCTTGAGCGACGCCTTGATCACGTTCTCCTGCTCGTCCACATGGCGCTGTGCGACGGCCAACACAGCC